TGACACCGTTTGACGCCCGACAGCAGCGAAGCACAGCCGAGCAAGTCAACCGGATCGGCGGTTTTGACCGCAGTGACCTTGAGCGTGGTGGTCTTGAGGTTGACTTTGTCGCTCTCAGATACGCCCTCTTCCATCGGCTTTTCAGCGCGACACTTGAGATACCAGCGGTAACGATAGGAGCCGTTGCGCTTTTTGAAGCGATAGCCGAGCGCGAAGTATGGTGCTTCAGTGGGGTTGGCATCATCGAAGATGCGACCGCTTGCAGTATCGAGCACTGCGCCAGTCAACTCTGCGAGAATGTCTTCGCCGATATTCGGCACGATCAACTCGAGCGTGGTCGGACCCTCAACGGTCACGATGTCATGCTCCATGTTGTCGGCGAACTGGGTTTCGCTGGACGCGGCGGGCGTACCTTTGATCTCCATCGCCTGGCTGAGCCGCTGCGGGGATCCCGCAACATAATTGTTTTCGTCGTCCTGAGTGACCAGCGCATAGTAAACGCTGTCCACACCGACGACACTGTATTGTTTGGTCATGAGTTACTCCTGTGATTCGATATCAACATATTCGACCGCCAGCCCGTAGTGATGTGTTTGCGGATCCTGCGGAAGTTGGACAATATTGCTTTTCATAAAGCCTGCCGCTTTCATGGCGGCATCTACACTGGTGGTAGATGGGATGCCTGCCTTGTCCCAAAAGTTCAACTGCATGGTGTAAGAGCGTTCGGTTTCGACTCCATCGGCATGTTGTTCGGCAGGCGAGTTGATCAACTGATGCGTGACATACGCGTTTGGCAGCGTGCCCTTGTAGGGAGCTGAGGCGAAGCTGATTACCGGGCTGACCGTGCCGAGTGCGGTTTCTACCCGCTCGAAAATCGTTGTCATTGCAAGCCTCTTTTCAGCAAGATGCCCTTCATGCCTTCCTTCAGTTTGTTCTTCAGCCGATGACCACGGAAGGTTGGACGAACGAATGGTTCTGCTGCCTGGCGTGTGGTGCCGTATTCTTTGTAGGTTGCCTGTGGTGCATCGCTGCCGCCCACGGTCGCTTCGACATACAGGAAGTTGCCTTCCTGCTGGACTCCACTGACTTGGATGGTGGATGCGGTTTCGCCGGTGTAGGCTTCAGAGGTCTTGCGCAGTTGCACGATCAACTCTTCTTCGATGAAAGGTTGTGTGTCACCAAGTAGTTCGGTTACCGCTTCGTCAACGCTCTCGCCTGCTTCAGCGAGCTGCTCCATCCAGTTTTCCAAGCCTTTGAAGGTGAAGTTTCCCTTTGCCATTACACGGTCCCTTCCACGCGCTCGATGCGGAAGACCGTCCAGCGATTCAGCCCACGGACATGGTCGGGCGGCGAGATGATCTTGTAGGCTTCGTCATCCACCAGCACCTGCCATTTATCTGACAGGTCACTGCGGTAGCGGATCGTGACCGTGCCCCGTTTTTCGGAGCGTTCGGCGTCAGCAGCAACCACAACGTTCTGTCCGTGATCCCATACGATTTGCGCCCAGACCGTTGGGTTGGTTGCCACGTTGGCATAGGCTTCGGTCTGCGCTCCACCGCCGGTCTTGCTGATGGTCGGCGATTGAAACGTGATGCGATCGCGCATGTCGCCAATCTTGATATCAACGCCAGCCATTAGAACCAGCTTCCTCGATCGGACATAAGCAATTCTTTTGCACCGCCTGGTACACGTCCCATTTCACGACCTTCGTACCAGGCTGCCACAGTCTGCAGGATTGCCAACCCAAATGCATTGGGCAGATCTTCGGCGGACTCGTAGCCTGCGGTGAATTCGATTGCGACCGCACCTGACTCTTGCAAGCTGGCATTGGGCAGGCTATTGAAAATCACCTTGCCCGGCTCGCTGCGCGTATCGGCGGTGAAGTCTGTCCAATCGTGCTCGTCGCCGTTGCTGTTGATGTACGTGACCGAATCCACCGATTGCAGTGGTGGGCGTGGCAGCTTCAGGGGAACGGACGGGAAATCATCCAGCACCAGGCGGAAGGTTTGGGTCACGAACGAGCGCCGTGCCAAGCCCTCGCACAGCTCCCGTGCCGCTTTGAGGTAGGTTTCGATCAAGGCATCGTCGGCGGTGGTGTCCACGCGCAGATGCGCCTTGGCTGTTGCTACAGAAACAGGCTCTTCTTCGGGCGGGGTGATGACGGTCAGGTTCATGGTGGATAGACTCTCAAGGTGTGGGTCAGACAGGGAAGGTAGGGTCTGCCTGACCCACGTGGAAACAAGCGTGCCAGTTACGCCTGAGATTCCTTAGGCTTCGTCGGCTTCCTCGCCAGCTTCAGCGGGGTTGGCTTCGTCGGCTTCCGACTTGGCGGCCGTGCGACCGCGAGAACGTGTCGCCGTGCGAGGTGCAGAGGAAGTGGACGGTTCTGCCTTAGCGGCATCTGTCGATTTCACTTCGACGGCATAGCCGCCGTCGATGAGCGCCTTGCCTTCTTCAGCAGAGACAGAATATGTCTTGCCAGGTAGGCGGGCACCATCGGGACTAGCGGACAAGGTGATCATTGTGACTTTCATGGATCACCTACGCGAGAGGAGCTTTGCGAGCGCCACCCTGTACCCAAGTGCCGGAGAGGAACGCATTGCCAGTGTTATTGGCAGGTGTGACGGTGGCGCGGATGTAGCGCTTTTTGCCAATGTACCCGATCTTGCGGGTCTCATTGTCGTCATCGAACTGGAAGCCCGCGAGCAATTCTGTGCCAAGCAGGTCGGCATCTGCCACAGCAGAGTTGTCACTGAGGTTGCTCACATTGCCTTCTTCGATCAAGACCGTGAAGGTGGCATCAGCATCGGCGAGAGAACCGATCTGCAGCACCAGCTCGTTGTCTTCAAAGTTGGCAGTGTCGAGGATCTGCGAGACATACGCAGTGTTATCCGTGACCGCAGCTGCGGGGGAAATCGCGCGCGAGAATTTGAGGTTGTTATGAAGTTCCATCGTTTACTCCTTATTGAAACGAAGATCATCCCCAGCCATATAGGCTGGGGGTTATCACTTGAAAGGTTTAGCCCAACTTCACGCGGGCGAAGGCTTCAGCGAGAACGGGCATGCCATCGGTATACATATTGGCATGGAAGCCGATCTGATTGGTGCGAGAGTACAACTCGATCAGGCGCTGAATGGTCATGGTGAGGCTGTCGGCGATGTGATAGAAAGTGAAGTCACCGAAGATGCCTACGTACTGACCGGTGGTGAACGTGTTCGGGTTGAACTCGCTCATGTAATACGGGCGACCAAGCAAGGTGTCTGGCTCGCCTTCGCGCACACTTTCCGCAAGGATCGGGTAACCGAGAGTGTCCTCGATGTTGGCGATCTGCTTGACGCCATCCTGATGGAAGATCCACTTGCAGTTGCGCCAGTACTTGTTCTTGACCGAGTACTTGGCATTGCGCAGACCGTCGTAGGTCATGGCAGTGGTGGTGTTATCGGTGCTGACGTCGCGGCTGGTGGGGATGCCGTAATCAGAAGCGGTGTACACGCCAAGCGGCTGCTTAGCTCCACTGCCGGTCATGAATGCTTTTTCCTGCGTCACGCCGAACTTGTAGCGCAAGCGCTCAAGCACGATGTCTTCTGCGGATGGAACGAGTTGCAGCATCTGGTTGGAAACCTTGATGCCTTTGGCAAGGCGGGTGGGTTTCAACTCGCGTCTGCCAAACGCCATATCGTCGTCGTCGGTCAATTCCTTGACCTCGGTTGTCCATTCGCCATCTTCGGGATCGGCATCGAGAGAGGCTTCATAGCCTTCGGTGGAATTGAGGGTGATCACGGTGGCAAAGCCAGGTTGACGGAAGAACAGATCGGCATCCATCGCCATGAGCAAGCCTGCAACAAACTGAGGCGGAGGGGCAATGTAGCCGCCCTTGGGACCGTCCGTCAGTTGCAGATCGCGCTTGTTGACATTCGGCAGGATGTTGTCACGAATGAACGGGTCCATCACACCTGCATAGTCTGGCTTCATGCGGAAGTCGCCACGTTCCTGCAACTCACGCAGGGCATGTTGATAGCGAGCAGGGAACTTGGAGAGATCCAAGCGTCTGCCACGACCTTCACCAGCGCCATCGTCGCCAGGATTGGGCAGGGTGACTGAGCGGCTATCTGCGCCTTGGATATCGGTTTCCATCGCGGCGAGCTGCTCACGTTGATCGATGTCCTGCTTGAGCGCAGTCCATTTGTCCATGATGGTGTTCCAGTTGTTCTGCTCTTCCTGGGTCATGGAACGCCCAGCGGCGACTGCCGCATCCTTGATGGCTTTCGCCTGGTTGAAGAGCGTGACTTTCTGTTGCTTGAGTTCACGAATTTCAGACATGCTTTATTACTCCTTTGTTTGTTGGTCGAGGTCGATATCTATTTCCATTGCCATCAACTGCAGCGTTTGATCATCGCCAATGACCTTCTGGTCATCTATTGGACTCTCACCTTCCGTGCCTTCTGGTTCGGTCGGTTCGCTTTGCTGTTGACGCAATTCAATAACTTTGCTGCGAGCGTTCGCGCTCGCCTGCGGATACGCGGGGAACGTCACCGGTCCCACGTCCATCAGCTGGTCAATTTCTTTCACACGGCGCAAGGGCATGCCATCTTGCATCTCCCAGGTTTCGCCATTTGGCGCGACCGTGAACATGAAGGATGCGCCATCCACGTCCTGTCGCTGCACTTTGCGGTAAGCGCTCAACGCTTCGGGATCATCGGGATTGACGAAGATGTCGTACTCGATGCCCTTTTCAGTTTTACGCAGCATGAGCGTGTTGTTCTTGGTGCGCCCAAGCACAATCTTGTGATCCATGCGCCCGCGTGTGTCGGGAGTGCCTTTGGCAAACAACGCATCGAGCGCGGTCGGCTCGATAACTTCTCGGAAGGGTCCAATCTCCGCATCCACCAGCACTTCGCTGATGGCGTTGAAGACCGGCGATGTGCCGCGGATGATGAACATGCCACCTTCGCCGGTGATGGCTTCGGGCATCATGTCGAGATAACGTTTTTCAATATTGCTCATACTTCACTCCGTTCAGATAATTGCTTGATCCAATTCCGCAGCAGGTCAGGGTTACCGCCGCGCAGGGCTTCTTCACAGTATTTGTCTGCTAACTCTTCTGCCAGTGCATCAATCTCCGTGCCGATCAAAGACTCTTGCCGCAGTGCGGTATGGGCTTTCAAGGCAGGCGCCAACTGCAGGGCAACAAACTTCCTGTGATCGTCGTTGTAAAAACTGTGCCGCCATTCGTCAAAAGCAGAAGGTACTTGCTTGAAACGCTTCTCTGCAGACTCCACGTCATGCTGCTCGCGACGACGGATGCGATGGAAGATGTCGTGATAGATCGGCTGCATGATGGCGCGTTGTTGTGCCACAGACATATTGAGTTGCACCAGCGGTTCATCCAAGCCATCGAGCGGGTTCAGGTTCTCAAACCCACGTGCTTCGTTGCGGGTCAACCAGCCAGTGGTGATGCCGCTGTTGTAGCCTGCGGTGCGGGTGGCATAATCGCCACGCAGCAGACCGTCGAGGTTGTGTTCGCAGAAGTATTCCTTGCGCTCTTTCTTAGTGAGCAGTGTGCGGTTTACTTCTTGATCCCAATTCACGGTCCACGGACGGACGGTGTGAGTGGTAAAACGGATGCCGAACTGCTCGACGCTGGCATAGGTAGCGGATGCGTCTGATAGGTTGAGCATGTCTGACGAGATGCCCCAGATGCGACCGACGTCTTCGATGCCGAAGCGCATCAGATCGAGCAGCATGATGTCTTGCGGCGAGAGGCTGATGGGGTTGAACTTCAGCCCTTCTTCGAGGATGGCG